GGCGATGGCTTGATCTCAATTGATCCGCGCTTTTCATTCTCTCGTCTGATCTCGTCAGGCGTCCACCGTCTAATCGGGCTGATCTCGGTATCCATAATCAAAAACCTCCATGATGATTTTAAGCAATACCCCGGCCCCTCTCTGCTTGCGGCCCCCTCTCGGACTCGGGCATAAGCAGAAACGATTGGGCTATGTATCTGATCTTGGATCTCTGTTTTTCCTTCTCCTATGGGGCGGCTAACTCCCATGTGTAAAGATCCGCAAGGACCAGAGAGAATCAGGGAACAGAGGGGAGATGTCTTTCGACATCCTGGATAATGGAGCTCTCGGGTTAAGAGCCAACAAGATCCTTGATCAGAGTCCGGTCAGTCTCAGCCCACCCCAGTTTCCATCCAGTCATCAGACCCCGACGCATCGAGCATCCCCAGACAGAGACAGAGAGACATGGCTTTTGATCAGACCTTTTGTTCAGAGGATGGAGCGAGCGATGTGTCAGCCATGGGGCTTTATTCCTGATTCAAGGCTACGGCACATCTCAAGGCGGCAGAGGGATCTGTGTCCATGCAAGCCTCCTTCCCCTGATCCCGAAGGCTTTTAACCCTCGGTGAGAGATCCAGTCCTGTTTCAATCCCATGGCCGGATCTCCCCCCATGAGATGATTGCTACCCGTATCGCCGCAGCAGACTCCGCATCGGTCCATGTTGAGTTGGGGGGTGTATGATTTTCAGGTCGGGGGAAAATCCGCAAAGCTGATTCCGGCCTGATCTTGAGGACTTGGGAGAGCCCTGAGAGATCATCGGAGATCTTTACTTGACTGCGAGAAGCGGTCATAATAAGAACCCGGTAGCCGAGATCTGGCTTGAGGATTTTCGTGATCGGCCTGCAAAACTAACCACGATAATCAAATCTCAACATGAACAAGATCTCTATGATTGGGCGGGGAAAAAAAATCCACGTAAAAAATGGGTTCCATCCCCGCCCTCAATCCCCCCAAGGCTTTCCCCGATTCAATCCCCAATGACATGAGCCATCTGTCCTACAGCGTTTTGTCTATTCGTCTGTCCAACATGATCAGGTTTTTAGTTCGAGGATCATCGAACATGATCGAATAAACAAAGCCCCTGTCAATCCTGACAGAGGCCGAAATCAATTTTCCTTGAAACGGAAACTGGCAGGAACATCTCACAGGGGGTCATGACCTGCAAGCCCTTCCCCGATCTGTGTTTCATCTTGATGATCTGATCATCATGGGATATGAAGACACATCAATTTTTTTCTGGAGATGAAACGATGAAACACAAGAGTCTGGTAAATACCCTCAAGCGTCATGGATTGAAGGTCGAGCCTTGGGAAAATTCCTATCGCGTCGAGACTTCAAAGAGCATCGGAAGCTGGTGGGTCCAGGATGATGATGCGGTCTGCGTCTCGACCCTGAGCCGATCGGTCATCGACCAACATGATCCTCTCAATGACTGCAACATGAAAAGCTATCACCGAACGATCCGGGGTTTCATTCAAAGCCTTGGGATCTGATCATGGCAACACTGAAGCCGATCAGGTGTTCAGTCTGCGGGGCCTTCATGGGAAAGGTCCCCGCTGCCGATAACGAACATCCTCGCCTCTGCAAGATCTGCCTATCCATGGAAGCCCCTCGCAAACGAAAGAAGGGTGGAGACATGCGCCCCATGTTTGAATGCCCCCGATGCAAAGCTGTGACCCACAACCATAACGACATCGAGCAGAGCTATTGCCCGAAGTGCAAGATCTTCTACCGGGCCAACATCGTCGGGCTCAGAAAGATCATGGCCGACATGCAAAGCCTCAAGCGATCTCTACTGGATCATGGCGATGGCCTGATCACAGCATCTGAATTCAATTCAATCGTCGCCGCCATACACGACATGCAAGTCCTTCTTGAAGGAGTCATGAAGCATGAACTCGAACACGGAAAATCGTGAGGTCCTGGTCCATGATGAGTTTGGAAACATCCTCAACCGATGGGCTCCTCATCTAGTGAAACTCAGCGAGGTCCCGGTACAGGATGTCAGACCAACCGGCAAATGCTTTGATGATGCCCTCGACTGGCTTTGGTATCAGGCCAAGGGCCTTGGCCGTGACGCGACTCATGATGAACTCAAGACCCTCGACTATAAGCTTGTGCATGGCATCTCCCTTGCTCCAAAGGATCGCAAGCCTTTCGCCCACGCATGGATACAGAAAGGCAAGCGAACCGTTATCAACTCTTCTCTGGTCTTTGGTCAGAAGTATTTTATCACATGGGATAGACACGAGTTCGAGAAGACCTGGAGGATTCAGGAGAAGCATTACTATTCACTCGCAGATGCTTTGGAGATGAATCAGATCCAGTGCAACTATGGGCCATGGCTTCCGCATCTGCTCAGGCTCTGCAAACCGAAATACACTAAGGAGTAACAACATGCTTCCCAAGTATTACGTGAACCTGACCCTCTCTGTTTCCGTTCTCGCCAATCAACTATCGAGACTCATCAATCATGAAACGAATGATCGTGAAAGGGATCTCCTGCTTGATCTTGAGCAGGCTGTCCTGACAGCTCTCGACAACTATCAGAAAGCAAGAAAGGCAAGCGCATGAGTGAGGAAGGACAAGGCAAGGACTATGCTGTCGAATGCGATGGCTGTATGCACAACTTCAAATTAAAGAACCTGCGTGAGTGGGGCGATGGCCGGATTTTTTGCAAGACCTGCTATGCAGATCTTCAGGAGAGCGACGAAGTATGAGATGGCACTGGCTCTGGTATCTTGTGGCTCTGATCACAACTGCTGGCATGTGGCTTGACTGGACATGGGTCCAGACATGGGGCCTTGATGGATGGTTCCCCCTGTTCGCTGTCGTCACCGGGCAGCTTGTTCGCTCGCGCTCGGGCCTGCCCCCCGACATCTTTGATCGAGCCTTTCGATCAATGAAAACTGAAAGGCTGGCCATCGGCTCGATCCTCCTGCTGATCTTTGGCATCTCGATCTGGGCCGCATGGCTCAACTATTACGAGATGCCCCGCCAGAGAGCTGAATCAATCGAAGAGTTCAAGAAGGAATGGAAGGAATCAGGCCGTGCAACAAACTCAAACTAAAGAGATCCGCTGGTATGCCATGGAACTCAATCTTAAGCAGCTCTCGATCACAGGCATCCCCTTCGTTGTCGATCCCTACACAGATCATGAGGAACCTGAGGTTCTTGAGAATGGCGATGTGCCCATGGTCCAGTTTCATTTCATCAAGGATGATTTTCAGATCATCAGGGATCTCGTTACAAAGATGACCCCGATCTCAGGCGATCCCCTCAACATGATCCAGTGGGAGATCGAAGCCCTTGGCAAGCGCCTGCTCTCGACGATGCTCAAGGAATATATCGAGCAGGGGGAAACCTATCGGCTGACCCCTGAGTTCAAGCGCAAGGCTCAGGAATTGATCGCTAGAGAGATCGAGAAAGATCCATCAAAGATGACCCTTCGCTCGCGCGATGTCCGATGTCCATACTGTGAGAGAATGACCACCTTCATCGAGGGATGCACCAAAGGCATCTGCCAGTTCTGTGGCCAATCCATGGAGGTCAAATGAAAAGCATCGCCCTCGCTTTCCTTATCATGACCCCGCCGCCCTCGATCGGTGTGGTCGACGACATGATGGCATTCAGGCCGAAGCCCCCGACCGCTGAATCGCTCAAGCGTGTGCCCTGGACCCTTGCCGGTGGACAGTTTCTGATCGAGTCCGCAAGGGAGATGTGCCAGGGCTCCGATGCTGTGACCTATTGCCAGACTGTCGGCGGCGGCCATGATCGCGGCTTCTCTGTGCATGATAAGAGAACCGGAAAGTTCATGTTCTATATGGACCGGGCCATCGCCGAAGAGGTCCAGCAGGACTATGCAGCAACAAGACGCGAGGCTCAGGAACATCATCCCTACAGCAACCAGATCGCAAAGCTGGAGGCTCAGAAAGGACAGTGGGAGTATGTCGCCATCGCCTGCAATACCGCGATGGGTCCCTACTGTGGAGCCATGGCAGCCAAGATGAAGAAGTTCAAAGAGACAGTCATCGCCCTCTGCGCGGGCGGCCTTGGCGTCTGTCAGAAGTTCGTCACAGACAAGAAAGCCGAGATCGACAAGGAGATCAATCGCATCCTGAAAGAGTGTGCGATCTCAGATCAAGCCTGCTTCGATGCGATCACAGGAGGCCAGGAAACACAGGCCCGCCTGGAGTTTCAGGCCGAGGCGAATTCAGGAGCGCGGCCACCGCACACCCCGACAAGACCAGGGTATCGCCCGATGTTCCTGCCGGGAGGTGATGTCACCGGGGGATCATGGGACTCATCATGTGAACACTGTAAAATCTACGACGGCGAGGATGCCGAAAACTATTAGGAGAGAAAGAGATGTTTGAACTGACCGATTGCGCCTGCTGCCACAGGCCCGTCAAGCTCGAAGCCACAGCCAGGATCGGCGACATGAACTATTGCAGCAATTGCTTCAAGCTCGTGGGCGATGAACTTTACAAGCTTCAGATGGCCGCAAAGGAAAATCCATCTGCCCCTACTTGAATTGATAAGATGCTGCTGATATAAGCAGACCGATCTGTAGTCTCGTTGACTCGGATGGTATTGACAACCGAAGGTAGAGAAGCCCGCGCGATGAGCAGCGGGTTTTTTTTCGCCCGAAAGTGTTCCATGTGAAACATTTTCCATCTGATCAACCACAGGATGGAGGCGACATTGACGCTGTAACGCCGCCTCTCCTGTGATCATCCGTGCAAAATCGAGCACGGTTTCTCTATCATCCGAACCCTGAGCCTGTCCATCTCCCATGCTAAAATCTCACCCAGGGGGATCAATCGAATGGCGCTGAAATATCTGCCGCCCGGAAAGCTCCGACGCGCGCTCGTCATCACCTGTGCCCTTGCTCTGACTGCACAAGGACTGGCTCAGGCGGCTGTCTCTCTCGTCCAGCTCATCAAGGAGGTCTTGCCGTTCGTGCATCCATAACGGTATAACAGGACCAAATAGATCGAGATCATCATCCCAAGGAACCAAGCGCGGATCTTGCCGCGTGAACATAAACCCTTTATGGGAGTTTTCGAGATGTCTGAAGCCCTTTACGTGAGCATGTTTACCAAGGTCCAGTCGTCATCGTTCGATCGCAAGAGAAGACTCAAGGCGAGGATCATGGAAAGGCTCGGGCGCTTTGCCATCTACGGGACGATGATCTCTCTGTTCGCTGCCCAGGCGGCTGACCCGACCTTCTACGCCTCTGTGGCTGCTGGCTGCTGTCTTGCGCTGGAGTGCTTTCGATGAAATTTCTTCCCCTGGAGGAACAGGTCAGGCGACTGAACCAGATGTTCCCGCTTATATCCAGGACGCCAATCAAACGTAGACACTCACACGATCAGGCCGAGAAGCCTTTCGTCGAGGTCGGCGCTCAGATCGTCTGCCCCAATCAGTATTGCCGCAGGCCGATCGCCACGTTCGTTGAAAACCTGTACGCCGGACAGATCATCAGGGCCAGACATCTCTACGGGCCGGGGATTCACCCAGGCGGCGAAATGAAATGCGTCTCCTGTAACATGCCCTGGTTTTTGAAAGAGACAGGACAGATCCATCTCAAGTCGGGATGGCTTCCAAAATATTAGTCGTTCCGGTTGGTTCCGAAGATGGGCCGACTCGAGTCCGATGATTCCGGTAGAGCTGAAACTCAGTTCCGGGCTATCTCCTATGCTCGAAAGGAGATACCGCACATGAGTAAAATTGAGCAAGCATCGCTGACGCTGACAGCAGAAGAACAACAAATTCTTGACGCACTTGAAGATCAAGGCGGCCTTGAATGGGATCGCTTCCGGGCGAGACGAAACAAGAACAAGCGCGAGAAGGGCCTTGATGAAGTGGCGGCCACGCGCATCGCATTGGAGCCCCTTATGCCCCCTTCATCATCCAACGTCATCGACATGGCCTCACGCCGATCCCAGGAGCCCGAGCGGGGATCCTTCGAGTTCTGGCGACCGTTCATTTTCCCCGCGCTTTGTGCCATAATGCTCTGCATAATAACCATCTACCAGATCAGCGCACAGCGATCCTTATACGGGGATGGCAGGGACGGGCTGATCCTGGCAACGCTGCTGGAGTTGACACTTGTTGGGGTGACTCTGGCGCGATCGCAATCGACTCTGCTGAACTTCTCGCGGGTCCTTATCATCGGCGTCATACTCGGCCACATCTTCAACACGATGGATGTCTCGGCCAGGACATCAGCCGAACGATCCAGCCCTGAGCTGGCCCGCCTCCAGGAAAGATACCAGCAGACATCAGCCCTGCTTTCCACCATCCCCGAAAGCAGGGTTTCCGATCGAATGAAGGTCAACACCCTGGCCGATGACTACAACAAGGCCATCGTCGCCGAACGCCAAAAGCTTGACGCCGCCTGGACAGATCGCCTCACAGGATCGACCGCGGCGGATGTCAAAACGAGGATGCTTTGGATTAACATCATGGCGCAGTTGTTCTTTGCACATCTCCTGGCTTTGCAAATCCCCAGGCTCGATTTTTCAAGGCTGACAAGACTCAGATGATGAACCTATAACGATGGGGCGAACATGCCGGATCTTTGGGCTCCTGAAGGGTACGCGGAGGCAAGAGGTTGTGAGTGTGGACGCCCAGGCTGGCATCGGGATCTTGTTCCCGACAGCCTTCTCGGACTCGACATCAAGCCCGCCTGCTGCATCCATGACTTCATGTATACCTATCCAAATGACGCCGGCCTTGACTACAAGGCAATCGCCGATCATGTGTTCCTCAACAACATGCTGCGCCTGATCGAGGCGGGAACAAAACAAGGCTGGCTCAAGAAGTTGAGGTCAGCCCTGGCCTGGTTGTATTATCAAGGGGTCGTTGCTTTTGGCGGGCCATCATTCTGGGCAGGCAAAAATGATCCAGCAAACCTCATACATCCCGACCTCGTGCGAGCCAGGATATCCGATCGACTCGCCGATTCAGCATGATCTGCATGATCTCGTTCGCCACAACATCAGCTTGCATCAGAGAGCCCTGATCCTCATCAGGGAAGAGGCCCCGCCGCATTTTGCTTGCCGTCCTGCCAATGTTCAAACACCACGCATCGACCCCCTCTTGAATCATGCACTCGACGAACATCGACAGTCCGGCTTTCGATGCACAGTATGCGCTCCAGGTTGCCCTGGCCTTCCGAGCCGCCGATGATCCGATCAGAATGATCCGGCACTTTGGATTGACCGACAGAGCTGCCTGCACGCAGTTGTAGGACCCAAGGAGATTGACATTGATCTGTCGATGCCATGCGCTGACCGATCCACCCGTCACAGGCTCGGGCGTGATGACCCCGGCGAACACGATCAACGTGTCGGGCCGCTGCATGGTGATCCTCGTCATCTGGCTTTGGTTCGTGACATCAAGCTCCCCGCTCGTAAATGCCTTTACCTTCGCCGCCTCCAGCCAGGGGCCCGATCTGATCCGCATGAGAAGCGCCTGCGCGATGTCTGAGCCCGCCCCGATCACGACTATCTTGTGCATTGAAAGCCATCTCCATGAGTTCCAGGTCGCCTGGATACGTCAGCTTAAGCCCAGTCCTCCAGCTCCCCGGAATGAGCCGGCAGTCCCATTGATTCAAGGTCGCCATCAAGGACCATTCATCGCCATCAGAAAGATGCCCGAAGCGATCCAGGACTTGACGAAGCAGCCCCGCATCAAATACCTGAGGGGTATGAATGATACTCATCAGATGACGAGGAATCGGCGTGAAGCTTCCCGATAGTTTGAGCACAGCGGAATTGATGGAAGGTGATCCGAAGGCCACGGCTGACCCCTCGGATCGAATGGCAAGATCGTAATCAGAGGTCGATGGTAAAAATCTTGCACCCTCGGCGATGATAACACGATCAGTTTTCACATGGGCGAGCCCCCGCAACACACTCTCCCGCCTTGTCTCACCGCCACATATATCCTTTCCCACAACCACCAATGAATCGACGAGAGGCCGAAGGCAACCCTCGACGATCTCCCACGGTCTCAGCCCATTGATGAAAACCTCCATCTTGTCAGCGCCAAACCTCGTTCCAGAGCCAGCCGCAAGGACAAGAGCGGTAATGCTCATCGCATGGCCTCCCAATCGCATCTGATCCGTTCATTGATCCGCTTGATCGGATCATCATCGAGCCTGATCGAAATATGCTCCAGACGCTTGTGCCATGCGTCGCTGAGCATTTTCAGATACCGCTTGGACTCCTCCAATGAATCGAGCAAGGCCAGAGCTGCATCACGATCATTCGGGCTTATCATCGCAGAGCCTCCCGGATTGCCTGGACGATGTCTTTCCCATCCTTGATATAAAGATCAGGATACTGCCCAGGCTTGAAGTCAAGGATCGCATCATGGATCGCTCGATCGACCCGCCTGTCCTCGCCGACATGGAACAGGCTGGGCTCAAGGTGTCTGTTGTCGCGGGCGTTGTGTCTCATGTTCCGATCCGGTCCGCCTCTCAGGATCACGATCGGGCGATCAAGCAATGTGTATTCACAGACCACAGACGAGAAGTCAGAGACAAGGCAGCTCGATTGCTTCATCAGCTCATCATAGCGGAAGTAGCGGGGATCATCATGGGTGATAAGCTGGGCGCGTTCTGTATGGCGAAAGAGTTGATGGACACCTTGCATGAAAGCCTCATGGAGGTGATTGATCGGATGCAGCTTGACCATGACATCAAGGCCCGATGTGATCATCAGTCTTATGTTCTCTCTCAGAGCAAGAAGCCCCGCATCCCTGTGCGATGGCATATAAAGAACAGGACCTTTCTTGTTCCACTCGGGAAGGTTCTCATAGCATGACGCTCTGGTGAATGATGTTCGCTGCATCCTGTGAGCATACTCGGGGTATCTCGTTGTATAAGGCTCCCAGAAGTGTTCGCCCTGGACCATTAGATGCTGCCAGCGTTCCGGCTTCCAGTTGCCGAGATCCGGCCCCTTGAATGAAACCCCATGGAAGATCTGAATGGTATTGAGAGCGCGCCAATCCCCTGTCAGCTTCTGATAGCAAGAGATCACGTTAAGCATCTGGCGACGCCTGACCTCGTGCCACATATGCTCATCCCTTTGAACACAGACAGCATCAATCCCCAGGATCTGCTTTGCGTAGATGGCTGTTTCCTTGACTGTCGTGATGATGATCGGCTGTATCTCGGGCATCCGTTCGATGATCGGCAGGAAGTGGGAGATGTACCCATGGTTGTTGACAAAGAACGCGACCGGCTTTCTGCTCATACGAATTCCCCCACAAGACTGATCATAATTTCCCGCCCTCTCGGATCATCAAGCTCGAACGCGAGCAGACGCTGCCAGCGTCCGAGATGAAGCATGTTGTCAAGAACTGGTATCGTTTCAGAAGTATTTACCAGAAGGCTCTTGATGTGGCTATGACCATTCACCGGCTCGTCGGGCGGGACATCCCGGCAATCAAGATCATCATGCGCATAGCGGGCTGAGCGGGGGGCGAACTCTTCGAGCTTTCGCATCGTGTCCGACATCAGCAAAGGCTCGAACTCATAGATCCGGACGCCCAATGTTGTATGCCTTGAATAGACATTGCAGAGCCCCGAGCGAAGATTCAGAGTCCTAACAGCAGCCTGGACCCTCTCTGTTATATCAATGACTCTCTTGCCCGGCTCGATTCGCATGATGGTGTGCTTGAACATGATGATCCCCTATAAAAAAACCACCGCCGAGCGGATGCCAAGCGGTGGTCGAGAAGCGGAAAAAACCCCACCCAAAGGCAGGAGTTCCCTCATTATACCCTACCCCTGGCTTAGGCGCTGCCTCACGTCCAGGGTTTCGGGAAACTGGACTATATAGGTCTTGCTTGATCTCGTGATCTCGATCTCCCACGACAGGCGCTCGCCAGCCTGTAGATCATCGGTGTCGTCTGTGTCCATCGTGATCTCGATTTCCCCGCGAGAGGCATCGCCAACAACAGACACCTTGCTTGCTGCAAGCGTCAGCTCGACAAGCTCCTCGCCCGAGCCAAGAAAGATCGCCTTGATGGCGCTGGCGTTCTCAAGACTGAACGGCGCTCCGTTCGCGGTCTTGAGCAATACCTTGATTGTTCGATCTGTGCCTTTGATGATCGAGAGAAGCTGACTCATCATGTCTTAGTCCTCGCATGTGTGAACGACGCCGATCAATTGATCCTCGTCGAGTATCTGACCAATGAGCGCCCCATCATCAGAGGCCCCGCCGCCATCGTCTCTCAGGAACAGCTCATAGGCTTTCCTGATCAGGGTAATGCCATCGTTCTGAAACACAGAATAGACGACATCAATCGCCGGAACATCAGGCATGTCCAGGCTGTTGTTTTCGTACTCGCCCTCAGAGTATTCGATGAAATCGAGAAGAGTCCCATCAGCCCAGACCGTGAAAGGATCGCGCGAGGTCACGCGGGCCGAGATGATCAGATCCTCAGAGCCATCATCAATCGCAACCCAGAGGGGAATCTTGGCTCCTGTCTTTACCTTGATAGTCATTTTTCCCTGCCCTTATGCAAACGCTTGCGCGATGGTTCCATAATGATTCGTTCCGTCGTAGACCAATTGCACAACATCAACAGCGAATGCACCCGGCGATAACGTAGGGGCAACACCTCCAGGCCATTTCACTGAAGCAGGCCATGTAATTGCCCTGGGTGTGCTGTCCTGCGTGATCACGAGATGATAGATGTCTCCAGATTTTGAGTTGGCAAAAGTGAGAGTGCAATCGGCATTAAGGCCTATCGTGTGAACGCGGCCTTCAAGAAAATCAACAACCTTCGAGCTTCCACTATTTCCGAGAGCATTTGTGCCAACGGCCACCCATTGCGTGGCTACCTCATAAATTCCTGACGTGAGAGTTGAGCCGGTGACTCTGAGAATTCTTTGAGCGCCGCCTGGGTTTCCGTTCGGCATCGTAATGCGATACTTTGTCGTCATGCCTGTGCCAGCACGAAGACCGAAAGCATTTGATTCATTCTGACGATTGGTTGTATGCCACCAGAAAGTATTCTCAGCAGCCGCTGTCGCTGAATCAACCCCCGCGCCCGATGGCAGGTTCAGATAATAGCCGAGCGACATGCTGCGCTTGGTGCCGCCGACCTTCCAGATATTGGCGCGTTCGTCTGCACTGAACAGAGAGAAGCCTGGGTATTTTCCAAGAGAGAGAGTTGCATCCTCAGGAGACTGAGTGTATTCCCCGAACGTGACAGCATAAAAATTGCTGCAGTTCATGAATCGGCCACCCAGCACAACCCCGAAGGTTGAAGCCGAGGAAGCATCAGAGGCATAGATCCCGCTGTTGGAGCCACTGGCTATATTATTGGTTCCGCCCAGAATGCTTGAATACGAACCACTAACCCTGTTCGTTAGACCACCACCGATGAAGGCGTTGTCAATTGAGTTGGTCATGCGATTGAAAACGCCGCCAACGATTGCGCAACCCTGTGCTCCAGAGGGTATGGGTTGGTTAACTCCATTCCATGCCATGTTCAAGTCAATGCACTTCTTGCCGATGTCTCTGGTGCCCGCTGCGTATCGCCCATCATCAAGATAGATCGCGCCGCCGCTGTAGCCAGTCGATCCTGCATTGGAAGGCTTGAACTTCAAAGCCCCGAGCATTCCATTGGAGCCGCTGAAAGTCTGAGATGAAAAAAGGAGATCGTTATCGGCCCAATCATAATCGCCATCGGTCCCGGAGTTTTTTCTTAGTACCTGATTTGTTGTACCTCCGGTCGGTCCTCCACCAGGGTCGCCTTGTGGTCCCTGTTCGCCTTGTGGTCCCTGTTCGCCTTGTGGACCCTGCGCTCCATCAGCGCCCTTGATGTTATAAAGTGGAGTATCTGGAAATCCAGCCCAGCCGTTATCAATTGAGTATTGAAAGACATCGCCATTGGAGATGACGACGAAGATGTCACCATCAAGAGGAACGCTTACATCAGTAGTAGGATCTGTTCCGAAGTACCACTTCGCAGGGGAGATCCTGCCGATGCCTTCAAAGCCTGTGCCGGTATAGATCTGGAGAAAACCCACATCATCATAAATCACATCGCCAGGGACGAGATCGGTTGGCTCTGTGCCTGATTCATACCAGCGGCTGCCCTTGACATGGATCGTTGTGTCAACCCACTGTGAGCCATCGTACTGATAAAGCAGGCCATTGGTTTCCAGAATGAAAAGATCACCGGCCAATGCTCCTGTGACTGCCTCTGGATCTGCGCCTCTTTGAATGGTGCTGCCTCGCACACCTGCTTCGCCCGCTGCACCTGCAGGGCCTTGGGGGCCTTGTGGTCCAGGAGGCCCCTGATTTTCGCCGCCGATATTGATCAGACCCATGCTAGCTGCTCCTTTCCCATGCCGAGTTCTTGACTTCCATGTTGTATTCAGCCATCACCATCTGGACGTAATCATCTGTCGAGCAGACATCATCATTGCAATGTCGCGCGTTGCCCCGACGATAGGAGGCGATGGCCTTCTCGATGTTGTTGTTGTACCTCTGAAGCAGACGATTCAAGTAAGCCTCAGAGAAAACGATGTTCGTCTCGACATCGAGAAGTCCGGTCAGAGGCCCGTTATATCCAAGCCATCGGGCGGTGCCGCCCATGATCTGACCGAGCCCCCATGATGTCTGCTGCATGAATCGCTCGGTCTTCTGCGTGATCCCGAGCATCCGTGCATGAGCCTCGACGTTCCAGACATACTGAAAGTCGGATTCAAATCGCACAGCGTTCGGGTCATAGCTGGACTCAACACGGAAGATCGCCATCAGCAAAAGGTTCCGCGTTGGGATCTCAGAGGGCGAGAGAACCCGCCGCACATAAGGCCAATCCACATAACTCATGGGCCACCATCCCGATCTGTGAAGCGGTTGATCAAAGCCACAAGCCCCGCGCAGAGGATCGTTATGCAAAGAGCGAGGATGATGTCGCCATCCCCGAGACGCTGCCAATTCATGAGATCCCCCTAGCTGGCGATATAACAGCCACCGAGAACGAATGATGAAAGGGAATTCAGAATGCCGCCGCCGTTCTCCGCGTCGCCATCCTGGAAGTTCTCGACCGTTATGTAATTGGTTCCTGACAGAACCTTGCCGTATATGTTCTGGGTCTGGCTGTCGAAGCTCCGTCCTACAACCGCCGCGATCGGAACAGCCATGTCCACCGCCGAGTTGTATGGAAGCCCCGTTATCCGAAGGAACCCAGAGGGCGCTGAGATAGAGGTAACATCGAGCCGTCCAGCGAGGTAAACCAATTTTCCATGCCGCTGCCATGTTATCGTCCTGACCGATGCGTTGAGCGTTGCAGATCCCCCGCCTGTCGTCAGGGCTGCTGTAGCTGTGCCCGCGAGATAGCCAAGGCTCTTTCCAATGATGAACCAATCCGTTCCATCGCTATAGATCGTGATGGCTGCATATGCTTGATCAATCACAAAGGACGCGGTGGCGTTGTCGATCTTCTCCGATCCGTTCCGAACGATCGTGATGTTGTTCGTCGGAGCATCACCCGTGATGTCTTTGAGATGGAACATCAGCCCATCGGCGGGAGCCGGAAGGTTGAAAGTGATCGCCCCGCCTGACACATTACAGAGGTAGATCTTGTTATGGTCAGTTGCTGCAGGCGATACCGATGTCGCCCCTGTCGCTGTCGCCGTCAGCTTCTCAAGACGTCGGAAGGTCGAGCGCCCGCCCGATCTCAGCTTAAGCTCATTCGATGATGCCTCTCTCCTGAATGCAGGGGTGTTGGCAATGTTCGATCGAAACACAAGATCAAGCTCATCGTTCGCCCCGCGCCCGATCTCAAATATCGTTGCTCTGATCCGTTGGATGATGCTCGGCATTAGAAATACTCCACCACGTTGTTAATGAGTTCAGGATACTGATCAGATGCAACCCCGGTTTCATCGAAGCACGCCGTGACGTTCTCATCGAAAACGAAATCCTGGATGCGGCAGCGATCCCCATTGATCTCGACACAAGCGTCCGATCCCCCGCTCCAGCCCGAAGAGAAGCGGGCTCCACGCAGGACAACATCATCGCCATTGATGATGATGGCCCGCGTCAGGGCGAAGTTCGACTTGTAGAAAGTCGTGAATAGAAAGTCGATCTCGACCTTGAAAGGAATGGTGATCGTGTTGCTCAGGAACAGGTTCGAGTTGCTGCCGACGAAGAGTATCCGGGCACCGCTGCTGATCGCGGCAAGGCATGTCTCAAGATCTGCATAGTGAGCCCCCGAGAAGTCGCCGATGAAGTAGTTGTATTCCTGAATCCGTGGAGCCCTCTCATCGAGGTTCTTGATCCATCTCTGGGTTATATATTCCAGCCAGTTTTGATAAGGCGCTGGCGGCTTCTGTCCTGGCTGCCATGTCGCCTGCTGAAGACCGCTTGGCGGCTCGATGATGTCAACGAGAGGGGTCGTGTTTGAATCACCCCAGTTACTGAATGCTGACGGCCTGTCCTCGGTGATGAAAATCGGCATAACAAAAACCTCGCTCGGGTTGATTAAATAAGACCTGACCACGCGCCCCCGATGTCGGGATCAGAGAGAGAGCCAAAGCCGCCCCCAGTCTCGCCGCCATCGAAAGCAAAGACATCATCGGGATCTGTGTCAGGAGGGGCCACAGCAACAAAGAGGATCTTGACCCCCGCTGCCGCCACCTCCTGAAGATTGGAATAGATGAACGATGAAGGCACATCGGGCGTTGTGCCATTGACATAAAGCCCCACGTTCGCGCCGCCCAGGTTCATGTAATGAACTTCGCTCGCCTGAAAGATCAGACGGGTTGCCCGAATGATCGCATCAGGCTCACCCTTGCTAAAGTTCTTCACGATCTTGACCGCGATCAGGATGCGATAGAAGTCATCCTGCAAACCCTCCCGCTCCTGACCGACAAGATCCCCAAGCTGATCGAGGAACGCGCCCTGGGCATTCGCAAGGATCTCGGCCTCAAGGAGATCGGTCAGCACATCCTCAAGATCCTGGATCTGCTTTGCGAGAAGTCCAACGGTGCCCTCGATGCGAGGCTTGCCCTTGTACTGTCCGGTCAGTCTGTCTTTGGCATCCTGGACATGAGTCGTTACTTTCGTGATCTTTGAATCAGCCATGATGCCCTCACGATGATGCGATGTTGATCGTTATCCGCGAGCTGTCGAAGCGGGCGATCTCGTCAGGCGCTATGCTTATGTTGTCGTCAAGGGTCGGGCCGGATGATGTCCCGATCCTGACGGCCGCATCCAGGATGCCCCGGCTGATCACATCAAGAGTACAGATGAAATATGGGTAGACGATAACATCATCGCCCGTCCCAAGTCCCTCACCATAAGCGAGGATGGCTGCAATGATCTGATCCTCGCCATCGAGCGGGAAGTCCTCAGGATCAATCGTCAGGTCGATCTCGACCCAGATGGAAACTTCTTCGGCATTGTCCCAGCGAAGGATCTGCGGAAAGCCTGAGTCATCCGTGATGGTCTGACTCTGTGCCCCATAAGTTCTGATACCGCCCGCCACGGATGCAAAGAGCTGCCTTGCAATGGGTAGAGGATCACCGCCGAGCAGAACGACGCGAACAGATTTTGGCGGGAGGCTATCGACTGTCGCCTCCGTGTTGTTGATATAGACGACACAAGACTCGACACCCTCAACCTCAAGCATCCTCGCCCTGATCGCATCCGGGGTACAGAGAGCGCCGAGCGCGATCTGCTGAGCCCTACGAATCTTGAATGCAGCATCGGTTTCCTCGATCTCGCCTTGCTCCGCATCGAGCGGGTTCGTAATGCTATCCCATCCTGAAACCGTGTCCTCTCTGACTGTCAGACTTCCAGCAGGTGCAGGTATCGGTCCCGATGTCTGCGCGGTCATCGTTCCATCGACCCCTGGAAGCACACCGAGCTGGACCCTGGCGATGGTCGGAATGATGTCGCCGACAGCGATGCCATCAGAGCTGAGTGTGTTCGAGCCGAGAGAAATAAGGCTCTGCGGCTGCTGTCCATCTGCCCCGGTAAAGGTGATGGTAAAGCCGGAATAGAAACTACCAATCACCGTAACCGCTGAGACTCCAGACAGGGCCTCCAGCGCGGCCTCGATGTCGCCCGCTGTATCATCCCATTGGATGGCCGATGTTGCCTCGCCTCCAAAGACAAGAGTAAAGGCACCCGCGACAGGTTCATCAGGAAAGATGATCTCCTGGATCTCGTTGATGCCTGCCTCGATCGTGTACTCTTCATCGGTTTCAAAGATCGACTCAGGGTTTCCATCGACAGACGCCCTGGTTCCCTGAGGAATGACTGTGCCCTCTGTACCCGACAGACGGACACCAACGGTTGAGAAGGTCGCCGCGCGTCTCACAAGGCCATTGAATGATGCAACATCATCGAACTGTTTGCCCTCGGCTGTGCGAGGATAGCGGGCAAGATAGACCTGCTCGACGAGTTCCCAGATCTGAGCAAATCGTTCCGACATGATCCCCAGGAATTGACCGAACGGCCTGCGGGGATCGAGATCGACAGCGTTCCCGTAAACCCCGCGTGCGTCTTCATTCAGCTCGGTCTGGATGTCCGCGAGCCTCTTTATAACAAGGCCCTCTGGCGTTACACCAAAAGTCATTACGCGCCCCCTGTTGGAGTGATGATGGATGTGAAGTCAAGAATACCTTCAACGGTATAGGCTTGAAACTCGATTGAGAGGACACGGTTCGCCTTGTCAGTGAGCTGACTCGAATAGTTGACCAGAGAGATCACGCCAGGGCATGCCCCGATCTCGTCGATGAAAATCGTGTCGATGTTCTTCTGGCTCTGACCCTTCTCAAAGATCTCGGTAAACCATGGAAGCCCGAGAGAGGAATCGAGGAACCATTCGCCCAGAACCGTTTGCAGGTTTTGCTTGATGATCTGGGAAATCTCTTCAGTGCCCTGGACCATCACCCAATTGTTCTGCTGGATGTCGATGTCACCCGTTGCATCATTGATCAGTATGTTCATCCCATTGCCCTTTCAGCATCAGTCAAAGCCACAGGCGGAGATGATGAATCGCTGCCTGTCGTCGTCAATTTTAAAAGCAGGAATGCCTCACGAAAGATAGGCGGCACGAGACTATCCAGGGGATCATCCACGTTTGCCTTGCCTGCTATCTGAAGGATCTTCGCTGTGGCCAGAGCAATCGAAGCCGGGGTTATGATCGAAGTCGCCACGGCTGAGAAGGTTGTAGCGGGCGTCTTCGGTGTCGTGTAGGAGAGCGCGGCTACAACAGCAGTCGATGCTGTGAGCCCCGCTTGCATGGCCGAAGAGATCGCCGCGGCTGTGTTTCCTGAGAGCCCGGCCTGAAACGCTGACTTCCCAAACGTGAATACGGCCGCAGGCTCACCCGATTCATTTAAGAGCCCAGGCGAGCTGAGAAGATTCGTCACGAGCCCGTCAATGGTATCGGCAAGATTGGCCTTCCAGGTGTCATCTCCTACAGTGGGCATCTCCCCGAAAGCCGCGCGCCAATCGTTGTCTGATCCGAGAGCCATACCCTACCCCAGTTTCAATTGAGTCAGCTTGTCGATGAGCTGCTGATTGGTTTGCTTCTGCTGATCGAGTGCCGTTATGTTTGTAGGAAGCGGCGTCCCCGAAGGCCCAAGAGAGGTTGAGACCTGTAGCTGTTTGATCAGATCAATGAGGGCATTCTGAGCTGTCAGGCTCTGGATAGTGATGTCGATCAGCTCAACGGTCCCGTTTGAGAAACTGAACTTTCCATCTTTCGTCAGCCGGGCCTTGGCCTTGGTGACCTCCAGAGAGATCTCGTTATTCTCGATGAGCGAGATCAGAGCCGCCCCGTATTGCAGGGTGAGGTTGTCGCCGATGGGGAATGCCTGAGGGATCGGGTAGAGCCCAGGTATGGCGATGGCATCCGACATCGAAAGGACCCGGGTCGAGCCAGGGGTATCGAGAGCCCCTGATTGTTTCCACTTGTCGAGGGATCTCTGCGAGCAAAGGCACATCACCTTGTCGCCGACCTTGATCGGAAAATTCATGCGTGCCGTTCCGGCTCTGTATTGCCAGAGCGTGACCCCACGAATCACAGGCGGGTTGACAGGTTGATCCTGATCCCAGTACAGACGCTTGAAGTCTGACTGCACATCGACCAACCCCTTTGTTTTATCCACAGCTTTTACCGTGCCAGGAAAGCAGACATCGAGATCCTTGAGGCGATCGTCGATCAGCTCAGAGATCACATCAACCAGCTCGGGAGTCTCATGGGCCTGTCTCGTCATGGTGTCGTTGCCTCCACATCAATGTTCCACTCGGCGCCATGCGTGTCTCCCGAATAGATTGCTTTCTGAACGATCAGCTCCCCGGTAAAGACCGAGTTCTGATCGAGCCGGACCTTCCCCCCTGGAACGATCAAAGGGATCAGCAGGCATTTAAAATTGACACCCTTGTCTGTTCTCACAGGAGAGCCGATAAGCCCCGTGCGCGGGGTCAGGTTCACGGCAGGCTGGGGCAGAGCCCCGAAGCGGTCGATGACGTTGATGGCTCCATTCTGCACGCTCCAGCGGAAGCCATACGTGGCTGCGAAGTCATCGAGGATGCGCTTGTTCAATCCATTGAGGGTCAGACCTGTGCGGACGACATCGGTTGTCAGTACCGGCTTGACATAGCCGACAGGCAGGCCGAAGCTTTGGATCACATCGAGGATGACCCGATTCATCGAGAAGCCCGCGCCGTATGATTTCTGTATGGTGGTCGTCCGGAGCGCGGTGTATCCGTCGATGATCTCAAGCTTGGTCATCCAGTCGGGGCCTGTGTATTCAGATCCGCCCTTGGCATTGCCGGTAAGGATCGTGCGCGTGAAGTTCTGATACCCAGCCGACAGCTCGACGAACAGCCCTCTCTTTGTCTCGACCCCTGGCTTCTCGGGGGGGATGTTGCAGAAGTTTCGGCTCTGCTCTGAAAGGTTATAGATCTCAAGAGACCCTTGGTTGGTCTGTGATCCGACCGATCTCTCGACCTGAAACTTAAAGCGCAGCTTGTCCACAGTCAGACGCTGGGCTGTGCGCAGGTTCAGGAGCACGATCTGAGCCGATCGCAAAAACAGGGGTTGCGAACCCTGCCCGGTTGCCGTTATGATTTTTGAGTCAGCCATCCTCTCGCTCTCCCCTCAGCTCTCTGATTCCACGTACAGCAAAACAACATCGACCCCGAATGATTCACGATCGGCATTGCGTTCCGCTCCTGTGAGATCCACGGCAAGGAAAGTTCCAGGTGGCCTGGTCGCGCGGGTATAGCCATCGAGTATGGGCAGGCCGGTTAGTATGGGTACACCCATAAGTATCGGGCTCTGTGTCTCGTCGAGGACATCCATGAGCCATCTGTCTTGGCGGGTGTTGAATCGGAATTCAAAGAAGTAGACGCGGGCCTCAAGCGTGAGCTGGAAGCGATAGGCCGGCTGATCATTCCTGACCGGAAGCTGAAGGGTCGCCATCTTTTAAAGTCCTCCTGTCGCGCCACGAATCACATTAAGAAAGGCTGAGGCTTTGGCCGAGGCGGGCCCAGAGGCAGGCTTGGTCCCCTGCTTGCCAAGGTCCGCTTTCGGTGGCGCCGAGTTGCCCGCGAGAAAGCCCTTGATGAATTCCCCCGATACCCCCTTGAGTTCGAGATCGACCAGCTCGATCCTTTCCGCTGAGAGGGTGAAGGGCAGGCCATCGCCTGTCTGGACAGACTGAGGAAAGCTCAGGGCGGTGATGACCATGTTGGTATAGATGTTCGATTCATTCTCGTTCGGGTAGAAGTAGGTCCGAATGGTGAAGGGCTTTCGATCCTTGTAGCAATCAATCATCGCCTTCATGGCTTTCTGTGGGTAGGAGACATCAGGGTCCTGACCCCTCAGATAATTGCCGAGAGCTCCACCCAGGCGAGCGCCGACAGCAGTCCCGAGCCCTGTACCAACAAGACTGGTTCCGCCTATCCTTGTGTTCTGGGCGAGCTGTGCACCGAAGCCAGAGAGGACACCTGTCGCAACGGATTGAGCGACCCCTGCAATCCCCCCAAGCGGAGCGTTCGAGATGAAGCCCTGTATCTGAATCCTCACAGGGCCAAGCTTGATGTGGTCCGAGATGTCCTGACTTCTCTCGACAGGCCACTTCGTAACCTCTGCTTCGAGATCTGTGGTCAATACCTCTGTGACATCCACGATGATGCTTTCGCCGATCCGGGTCAGTCTCTTCTCATAGCCAAAGAGTCCGCTCTGTATCGCAGACAGCTTGTCCTCATAGCCAAAGATGAATTCACCAACGGCCATCGTTTACTCCCTGTTCTTGGGTATCGAATTGTTACCGGCTTTGCGCAGAAGCTCTTTCTGGCTTTGCATGAACTGTTGGGTTGCAAGCTCCTTGGCGGCCTGTTCCGACAGACCATTGGCGTTGATCTCGACCTTGTTCTCGATCATCGTCGTCCCGCCCTTGCCTGCACTTGAGATGGTCGCCGCGCGGACCTCAGGGGATGGAGCGAACCCGCCCCTCATGCCTGTGTCGTAAGAGGCGATCGGAGATGTGATGAAGTCAGCAGCGCCCTGAACCATCGACCGCCTTTGCTTGACCCCTTCCTCGCCTGTCTTCCATCCAATCGACTCCAGAACATCAAAGCCGGTAAAGCCTTTGACCGCACGATTGATCAGGATAAGCACCTTCTCCAGCGGCTGGGCGAGGTCCTCAATGATGGAGGCACCCACATCGACCATGAAGCCCTTGATGCTTTCGAGCGAGTCCTGGATGAATTGGACGGCCGCATTCCATGTCTCCTTGATGAAGTCAACGAAATGACCTGTCGCTGTCTCGACCTCGGGATCTGTAAAGAAAGTGATGATGTCGTCGATGAGCAGAGCCGCTGCCGCGACCGCCGCCCCGATGGCCAGAGGGATTGCGAAGATCTTGATCTGTGTCCACATCGCAGCAGCGCCGACCGCTCTGATCCCGGTCACAAGTCCAATGAGCGCCTGCGCAAGAGAGCCGATCCCGATGAGGACCTTGGCACCCGCAAAGGCAAGAAGCGAGACGGTCAGCAGTTTGATTACCCTGTTCCATCCTCCAAAGATCTGTGCCCCACGATCGAGCACAGAGAAGAGTCCTTTGAATATGCTGGCCACATACTTCGTCACCTTGGCCAGACCTGCAACCCACTCCTGGGCTCTTGTCTTGATCAGCTCCCGATTGGCTTTGACCCATTCGATGATGCCGCTCGTGATCTCATGAAAGATCGGGATCAGCTCAGAGCCGAGAATATTTCTCAGCCCTGTGGCGGCAAACTTCAGCCGATCCATGTTGTCGTTGAAGTCGGCGGCGGCGACCAGGGCCTCTTCATCGAGGACATAGCCGAGCTGCTCGGCCTCTCGCATCATGGCTCGAATGGCAACGCTGCCCTGGCTCAGGAAGGGCAACATGCCAGCCCCTTCCCGACCAAAGATGTTCAAGGCAATGGATGTTTTTTCTGCTCCATCTCTCATGCGGGCAAAGGCATCAGAGCTTTCGATGATGAGCTGTTCGGAGGTTTTCATTTTGCCATTGGCATCGACGACACGGACGCCGAGAAGCTTGAAAGCATCGGCCTGTGAGCCTGTGCCCTTGGCTGCTTCAACAGCATTCTTTGCAAGAAACTTCAGAGACTGATCCATCTTTTCGACCGATGCGCCGCCGATCTGTGCAGCGTATCTCAGACGCTGAAGCTCCTGCGTGCCGACCCCGAGAGCCTTGGCCGTGTCGGTCACAGAGTCAGCAAAGTCCGCTGTTGATTTGGCGACAAGAAAGATCCCCCCCGCCGCAGCTCCAATCGCAGCCATGGTGATGGCAATCTTCTGAAAGCTCCTGCCGACTTCATCGGCTGCGTTGTTCAGGTTCTTGAAAGCCTTCTCGGCCTCGATCACCTTGCCCGTCTTCGCATCAATCGGCTTGCGATCGAATGCGGTTTTCATTCGATCGCCTGCTGTCTTGAGCGCCCGATTCATTCGATTGATCGGACCCTCTTGAACATCAAATGAATACCTGGTCAGAAACTCTCGAACGAATGTTGCGGACATCTCGATCCTCTCTCACGATTGGGTCAGCTTCCTCTGCATGTCATGATAGTATTGGTCGGCGGCATCCTGGAGATCCAAAGCTTCATGGCAGTCCATCAGATCCTTGATCGTCCAATACTTCATGATCTCAGTGTACGTGGCGACCTTTCTGATCACAGGTCGCCATATAAACCAATTGATGTTCAACTGCCCTGGTTCAAAGGGCGGGATTGATGATGCCCGCCCGATGCTCACTTGCTTAAAAGTGACAGGGCCTCGTCGAAAAAATCTGCGTATTGATACCTCAGGACCTCTGCGACAACGCGGTGCATCAGAAGCAGGTTCCCCTGGAAATGGACTTGTGGCTTGAGCTTGGCGTTATCGACAAGCACATCGGAACAGAAGGAGAGCATGCGATCAGCATACTCCTTTGGCGGTACACTCTTGCGAAGAGTCTCGACGATGATGCCGAAGACCTCGATGGCAAGCTTGATGCTCTGATCCTCTTTCGTTGCCTCGGGCAGAGATGGATCAGTAGAAGGCTGGGGCTTCTGAAGTGTTTGGAACTTCTCGAAGGCTTCCTTGACTCCAGGCCCCAGCGACTCGACAAGCCATGCCCAGACCTCGATCGCCTTGGGCACATCCCAATGACCGAGCGTGTAGGTTTTCCCGTCGATGATAATATCCTTTGGTTTCTGCATAGGTTTAAGTCCTTTCCGCTTCTCTCGTACATCATGTTCAATTAGGCGTTGGCTGGCAGGCTTCCGATGTTCATCAGGATGTCGCCAGACTCAATGATCCATGTCGTCGCGCCGACCGTCTTCGATCTCTCGAAAGGAGAGGGGCGAACGATCCAAGCCTCTGTCGCTTCAACGATGGTCGTGCCGCCGACTTCACGGATCAGAACAGGAACAACGCCAGCGTTGGTCTGCTCATCTGTGATCGCCAGGGCTGACAGAAAATCATTCGACGGGGAGGTTGACATCAGGGTGATCGTGATCCGACCCGAGCGATCATTGCTTTTCGCGCGAGCCGTCTCGCCCGATGCACCTTTCTTGATCGCCCATGTGTCGTTGTTCCGTTCCACGTTGATGAAAGTTCCATCCTCATACTCAGACACGATATGCGTGCCGACCATGATGGATACGCTCTTGGGGTCATAGCTTCTCAACATTGCTTCTTGCTCCTATCGCTTTGAGGTTGAGGGTTAGATCAGGATACGTCCACGGATCTGAGTCTTGTTGATCGCACCCGACAGAGTCGCCTCAAAGGTGATGTCAGGAAGCAAACGATTGCCCTTGTCGTTCGATGAAACTTGAGATGCCAAAGGAGATGTGATCTCAAACTCAGGGGCAGAGGCGATGATCCCTCTGATCTGAGATGTCCGCAGGGCCTCACGGATCTGATTCAGGATGATCGAGATGCCATCGTCTGTGTATGGGATCTTCTCGTTGCTCACGAGCGCGGTCCAGATGTTGTTTTGCATCCGATAGTGGAGCCAATCAATCCCCTGAATCACGTCAATCCATTCGCCTGAAACCATCCGGCCATTTTCAAAGACGTTGAAGTTGTTTCGATTGGTATAGCAGTTGCCATAGCGATCGAGGATCTGTGTCCTCTGGGTCGCATTGATGCTGCTCGATTCAACACCAGAGAAGCGTTTGTATGCCCAGTTGCTGGAGCCAGGATTCTTTGGAAGCTGAAGACCGAAGGGAGCGCCCTCGACGTTCTCAGTGGCCGAGTCCTGATGATAGAAAAGGAACGTCCGATCATAGCCAAGATCCTTGAGCACGCTCAGGATGTTGTACTCATCATCGGGATCGTAGACAGAGACATCGGCTGTCTTGGCTCCAAAGATCTTGACCCGCGTCTCTGCCCATGCAGCAACAGCGAGGATGTCGGCATCTGAATCAGAGTCAATGGCAACGCCATACCAATCGGTTGTCGATCCAGCTTCTTCGGCTGCTGTCAGAGCCTGGACATAAGTATCGCCGCCGCCTTTCTTCGTCACATAAAGACGCTGGGGGCGGACGGCCTGGCCGAAATACCGACCGGCGAAATCAAGAGCATCAGAGCCAAGCTGGGCATCAGCTTCGACCTCGGTGATGTTCGCATAGCTCTTGATGCGCGGGGTGAAGGTTGAGAGCGGCGAAACAAAGTTCGCATACCCAAACCCTTCTGCGGTGGGCACCACAGGCTGGCGCGTGATCACGATGTCTATGATGTCATTCAAACTCATTCCTCGTCCTCCAATTCAAAGGTGAATGGACCTATTACTGTTTCAAACGAACCATCGAAATCAGCGTCCAGGCGGCCTGTGACTCTGACTGTTTCGATATAGCCTGGGTCTATCGTCGCCTCGATCGAGACACCGAGGATCAAGTCAAGGGCTGCTCTCGGGTAATAGACATTATCCTCAAGAGCTGTCAGATCCTGGACGCCGGCATCTCCCCAGATCGCTATGCCTCGGGATTGGAGGTTGGCGTATGCTGTCGGCTCATCAATGCAAGCCTGTACCCCGCTCAGGATGTCCGTCGCCCGGTAGAGATCTGAATAGAGATCGGTGTATGGCTTGCCAAAGGCATTGATCGTGAGCGTGGCCTGACGATGGAGTCGGATCTTGAAAGCGTTGAGCGTCTTGTCGTATGGAAAGGAATCGGCCCGACCAAGCTTGACAAGTCCACCCACGAAACCAAACGATACGTAGGGGCCTTTCGGCTCGGGCTTATATTGATTCTCATCAACCACAGGAACGCCAGGAGGAAGGCAAGCGGCAAGCCATGCACGAACCCCGGCCCTGACTTCATCCATTCTGCGTCTAACGATTGACTGGATGACTGCACTCATCTAACCGCCTTTCTCGATGCCACAGCTTCAAAATGTTGCAGGTGTCTGAATCGAAAGTTCTCGACCGATTCAATGATGAACAGCTCGCCATCTATGTCCAGCTCATCGGCGTTCTGGCCGAGAGTCTTGTCAGCAGCGACAAGCTTCTCTGTTGTGATGATGGTCACATAGCTTGAGAGGCGGGCCAGATCATTGATGGTGATCTCGACCTTGTCCTGGTTCAGAGGCTGTACCGATGCCTCGATGTCGCGTCTGAACTCCACAGCTCCAGGCTGGAAAACCCCGCCCCTGAAAGAGCCGGGGGCATATCGGGTCAGGGTTATCTTTCTTTGACCGCCTCGCCGCGCGGCCCGTCTGATCATTCCGGCAACGCTCATTGCTCACCCTTCCCCTGAGTAACCTTGAAGCCGACCGCCTGACGCATCGCACCGGTGTCGATCAGGGGATTGCTGGATCCCTTTTTCTTGATCGTCGATGGAGCATTCGGCGGGCGCTTCAGGGTTGTGATTTTTCTTTGAATGGCACCAGCCAGGAAAGCGCCGACTCGCCCGAGAGCTGTTGCGATGCTGGATTTTTTCTTGCCCTGAAAGATCTTCTCGATCTCCTTGGAAAGCATCTGATCAGCTTTCTTCCCCTGGCTGTCTATAGTCGGTCGCATGAAAGGACGCGGGGGGATGCGCCAGGGCGAGTCTGATTCAGAGGTCGCCTTGGTCTTCACGCCATGCTCATTCCAGTATGCGATCTGAGCAAGCGTTGTGCCTTCCGCCTCGCCCGCGTCCTCATGGATGCCGACAGTCAGGGTGATGCCCTGGCCGACATCCTCAATAAACTTATTGACTGCTTTCACATCAAAACCCTTGCTCCCCTTGACTTTGGTTGAATAACCTTTGCCAGACATGAGCCGTTGGATCTCTTCATCTGAAAGCAGTCTGGCCATCAGCAACCCCCGACGAGAGGCGAATAGACAACGCCGCGGCGCAGAGATACAAACATCTGCCCATAGCCTGTCGATCCCATTTCCTCTTCACTGAGGCCCGATGTGCCGTAAGAGGCGGAGGTTGCCCCGACAGTCTCCGAGGTCAATGGTCCTGCTATCTCACCCCCACGGGAGATCGAGAGCGTCATCAGATGGGCCGTTAGGTAGGAGAGCCCAACTGTGAACTTGTCACCCCAGACACTTTCGTCCAGCCAGACCTCGGCGAGAGCTTGAAAAATATCAAACTCATTGGCCGGTCGATCTTTCAGCTCGGGGGCTATGGCGCGAACGGTAGCCATTACACTCGAAGCCATCGGGTCACCTCTTACTCTTCGATGTTCTGATCATTCTGATCATCATCTGTTTCATCCCCAACTGCTTCGGCATTGGCTTTCGCCTTGGCCTTGGCCAGAGCTTTCTGCTTGTTGCGTTCGAGCTTGGCGAGCTGTTCATCAATGGCCTTGATGATCGTCCCGCGTTCCTCGCCCACCTTCCAGCTATTCAAGAGAGCCACATCGAACGTGGCCCGAATGATGTCGAAAGCCTCCCGCACATTGCGGAAGACGCTGATCTGTGAGGACTTGGCCGGGGCCTCTTCCTCTGTGAGCACAGTCACATGCTCACGCTCGATGTCCTTGGCAAAGTTTCGATTGCCCTTGAGGTAGTTCCAGGTTTT